GTGGAGCCGTCAGACACGCCTTGACTGTAAACTGTGTAATTTGGTAAATTACTGTGTTCCGTTAGAATCTCAGTATTTCCAATTTCTGGTGCGCCTTCGCTGAGAGTTCCATTTCCTATGTATAATTTACGTGAATCAACACTCCATCCTAATTCGGCTGTTGCAAGTTGTGGTAAATCACTTTGTACACCATGACGATGTTTTATCTGAGATATTTGAACTATGGCCATAACTTATTTTTCCTTATTCTTATTTATTCGAAATTTTGTAATACATCTCAATACGATCTAGCCATTTGTTAGAGTAATGTTCAAATTCATCATCTTTGATTTCAAATTCCTGATATTCTTTGTTTGCACTACACATCAATATTACGCCTGTATTTATTGATGTTCCATGAGTTGAATTATGTGCCATTGCATATGCTGATACTTGTAGAAAATAATCTTCAATCCATTCGCGCTTTTTAGGCTTATTTGTTTGTTTGAAGTCAAGTATAGCCGGTTTACCCTTCCAAATGCCTATGCAATCTGTCGTACCAGCATAAAGTTGACTGTAATACAGAGGAACTTCAATGCCCCAAAATTCATCAACATGTTTATTGAATGCGTTTTCTATGATGATTTTAGCCATTTCGTGACTTTGAATACTATATGGATTAGTACCAGGTTCACTCAACAAACCATCTTTGACATAATTTTCTAACCATTTATGCATTCTAGTACCACGCCCAGCTGCCTCTGTTGTGATTTCTTTTGCTTTCTCCTCGCCTACTCGTTTTTTCCAATTAAATAATGCTTGTTTTGATTCTTCTGATTTAGTAGCATCTAAAATGGTTGTTACGCTGGGAACTTTATGTCCCTCTGGCGTTTGATAATGACGTTTGCCATGTTCTTCGACACGTTTTATACTGGTATAGTTGTAAATGTTTTTTATCATATTAAAAAAAGTAATGTGCCATAATAGCACATTACTCTTGTAAATAATAATTTTATGTAAAAATTGTTAGGTGCGACGTTTCATTGCACTTTTTGCCATGCGAGAAACTACATCTTTTTCTTGATCTTGTGTTTGACCTGATTCATTTTCTGGTTCACTATCTTTTATGCCATCTGTAGTAAAAATTATTCTGTTTTTGCTTATACTTTTAACGATATTTTTTATTGAATCATTTTTTTCGTTTAGGTCAACTAAGTTGTCAATGTTAAAGTTAGAAATACCAGTATTACGAATATATCTAATAATCATGTTAGTTGGTAATTCATTCGGAAGTTCGCCTTCCTTTATTTTACTAGCCAACAAATTTAGTGCTGACATGACGTTAGCTTCCATAGAAGATATTTCATCTTCTTTGATAAATTCGTATGCTTTCATTTATCTACGTTCTCTTCCCATTTCTTCTGCACCGCCAGCAGCAGCATCAGCCGCATCAAAACCAGATGGTTCTTCCGCTGGCATTTCAGCAGGTTGGCCCGCAGGTTGAGCCATGCCTGCACCCTGTTGTGCCATTGGCTGTTGTTCACCAGCTAACACACGTGCTCCGCTGTCAAGAGCATCACGTGCTGCTTTTAACGCTTCCATAAGACCTTGTAATGCACTGGTAACGGTAGATTCAAATGCATCAGCCTCAGCAGTGCCTACCTGATCGCGTATGCTATCAAGCAATGGTGGCAATTCTTCATTCTGCATTTTGCTTGCATCTGTTATCATGTCTTGAACGGTGTCAACCATGTCTTTAGCAGCAAGTACAACTTCGGCTGTTTCTAATTCGCCTTCGACTAACATTTCTTGACTATTAATCCAGTCATTTAGACTTTCTCTAACTAATAACATTTCCATGTACTTTGCATTTTTTTCAGCGGTATGAGCACCGTAAGTTCTCTTTAGAGAGACTAAACTTTCTGTTAGAGCAGTGCTTAATCTAATTGCCTTTGGCAAAGTCAATTTGTTATAGTTTATTTCAAATCCAAATCTAGATTCTAATACTTTGTTAATCTTTTTGGATTTAGCAGGTGATAATTCGTTAAGATTCATTTTAATTTTTCCCAAACTTTCATATATTTAGCATAGGTGATGTTTTTTTCTAATTCTTCCATGTTAAATCGATAACGACACATAGCTTCATGTAACTTATCATCTATTATTGGAAGTTCGTTTGTTTTTTTGCTTTTAACTAATTTAGTCTGCATTTTTTTATAGTACTGCATATCATCATAATTTTTTGCGACTAATTTATCTTTTTCTAAAATGTTGGATGCTAATTTGTTATGTCTAATATGCGTAAGTAGTGTGTATAGAATGCTAGCGTATTTACTGTAAAAAACGTGTATGGTTTGTTCATTGTTATAGACCTTGTGCATGTTTTTGTTTAACGTTTTAATAAAAATGCCACCGATATATAACGTTTTATCATCAAACTCTAAGCAGATTGGAAATTCACCATGCTTTAATTTTTCTAGTTCTTTAAACACCCAATCATCTAATTTTTTGACGGTAGTATCAATTAAAATTTTACCTATTTGCTCGTTTGTAGACGATTCTGTCTTCTTGTTTTGTTCTTTGTAATACATTTTTGTTTACTAATTGATTAGCGATTAAAATTTGTCTTTCGGACAAATCTGATTTATATTTTGATGAATCTTTTTTATTGAAATGCAGTAGAAAATTCGCCTCTTCATTAGTTAGCGCAATACTTAAATTGTTAGTTAGTTCTACTATTTTCATGGTGTTTTAGTTATTAAATGCCAAGTCAAAAAGCAAACAACACTTATTAAACTTGTAATTATACCTATACCCCAATTTATTAACTGTCGATCTCGTTTCTGTTGCATGTTAGTGATTATTGTTTTGATGTCATCTAGAATAGATTCTACAGCGTCCATTTTGATTTCTAATTTTTTCTCAACATCTGAAACTCTTCTCTCAACAGTGTCTAGCTTGGCATCTAAGCTTTTATAGCGTTCTGCACAAAGTTCCACATGAGCCTCCAAATTCTTTTTTTCTATTTCAGTAGTAATGTTCATACAAAAATTCCGCACATATAACAATTATTTATCAAATATCAATAGTGGAGTTCGCATAAAGTGGATGTTTTTTAATGTACCACGAGTATGAGTTAGAGGTAGCATAAATCTTGCTGTTTCCTCTAATCCAGTAATCATTGGAATATTGTCACAATCCTCTATCAATAACTCTTCGGTATATATATTAGATTCACTATAAAACCCAAAAGCCCAAACAGTTTGCACTTGATCGTAAAAATTACCGAAAATATTTGATTTCTTAATCTCAAAATTTTCTACTTTTTCGGGAGCCAATGCTACTTCAATTTGAGTTTTTAATGATAAAGCCTGCAATAGAGATTCCCAATTTCTTTGTTGATGTCTTTGCATTGATTCTCCGCGAGTAACTGTAGTTGACGTAATGTCCATTAAAGTTACACAAATCCATGAATTTTCAATACTCAATAAACTAGATAGATTCATAGATTTATTTATTGGAAATAAAAAAGGGACATTAAATGTCCCTTGTTTACTGTTAAACAGATTTAATTAAGCACCAGCAGTGGTAACAAATCTTAGACCAGGCTGAGCTACCTTGACACCAGTCAAGTTAACGCCACTAACTGTACCTAGAGCAACAATGTTTGCCTGTAAATCAGTTGCGTCCCAGCTGCTTTCTTCAATGACTACGCTAACAAGACCGTTAGTGATACCACCGATACCAGCACTGCTTACCTGATAGGCTAATAGTGTACTGTTTAATCCGATTGTGCGAAGAATTGCTTCTACTGCCTCACCAGTGCCTAGTGCGGTTGTAAGTGCAACGTTTGAGTTTACGCTGAAAGCTTGAATTGGCTTACCGATACCTGTGCTGATAGGTACTCCTAATGAACTTGCTTCTGTGCTGAATGCAATGTTGCCAACGCTAACAACATTTTGTGCATTACCATTTGTACGTGTAAAAACTGGCATTTTAATTTCCTTTATGTTTGCTGCGATATACGCATAATTTTATTTATCAAATTTAAAAAATATAGCGTTTTTCGTCAATGTTCCTTTGAAAAATGAGCAATGCCAAAATTAGGATTTATTAGTTTGATCAGTCCCTTACTAGTAGGAAATACAATACCTTCGCCTCCTGGCCCAGCTATAGTTTCCTGTTTAAAACCACGAACTTGATTTTCAAAAGCGTTAACTAATGCAATTTTTGCATCAAAAATACTTTTCCAAATTGCATTTAATGCCATTAGTCCATCTCGATTTTGAGGCAAATAACCATTGCCATCTACACCTATTAAATTGTTATATTGTTTTTTGTTTGCATTTTGCTCTAGCCATGTAGGCAAATCATCAGTTGTTTGCTTAGTGCGAACGTGATTTAAATATTGAGCAATCAATTTACGCGCAACATTATCTAGGCCATTTATGAATTTATCGCTGGCTGCACCGTAACGTGATATAGTGGTAATTGCTTTGCGCACAATGGATATTAATGCATTTTTGTTTGGCAGTTCAAAACTATTATCCGCATTAGGCGAAATAACTGCAACATTACTACGATTAGTCATTGCGGATTTGCCATCCCATGGCGCACCATCATACTCATGTACCACTATCAAAGCAACTTTATTTTGTAGTAATCTGCCAATGTAGGAATCTTCTGGAACTGTGTATTTGACTGTTGTTGGACTAAAAACGAATACACCATTTTCAGATTTTAGCCCAGTTGGATTTATAGCCATCAAATCACCTTTAAAAACACCTGGTGAATTGCCAACATTACGTTTTAGGCCATCCCATATTGCATCAATTTTTGCATAAAGATCAGTACGATTAGCACCACGATTTGCATCGTATTCACGCCACCCGTCGGGACTTGTTGGATAAACTCCCTTAGCTGGCATATATTTGTCTGTTATGAAAAACTCACCACGTTCATTATTTCCAAAATAAAGAGCTATTCCGCCGTCCCACTTAATTGTTCCACTTGATGGATTATTAACAATTTCTTCTAGTGCCAATGCTGCTTGCATAGCTTCATCTGAGCCAAGAAATATGGCATCCTCAGGATGAGGTATGCGAGGACCATCACCTATTGCTTCCGCTAAATATTCAACAAATCGTTTCATAGTTTATCCTTACCGATCACAAGTATCTATAAGATGTCTTAACCAACTAACGGATCCAACATTGATAGATTCAGGTAACATTACACCTTCTTTGCTTAGTGTTTCACGGGCAGCAGCAGTCAACGTTGCGTAGTCAGGCCGTGATCTAATTTTCTTTAGAATATTTTCTGTAGTCTCTATATCAACGGCAGTTGCGTCTGGTCCTAATAGGGCCTTAGCTATTTCGTTTGGGTTCTTAGTTATAGTCTGATCAGTGGTAGGATCAATGAGGGCATTTTTATAGCTGTACTTGTAGTTCTGCGCTCTAGCGATGCTAGCTAACAACACATGACGATGCATGCCACGATAAGGACTATCTGCAAGACCACCTCGCATACTCCATTGTTGCCACACTGGATCTGGACTAAACATGAAATCAGTTTGAACAAAGCCGTTTTTCTCGTCACCCATTATAGGTGCTCTAAAATGAATATTATCTCCCGACATTTGCATCCAATTAGCACGATCTACCTTTGTATTCATGATATCGTTAGATGATATTCCTGATTTTAATGCCCATTGAATTAGAGTATTTTTTAATTGTTCTTTTGTAACATCACCTTCACTAACACTTAAGTCCAAATCTCCGCTACTGGGTTTTCTTCCAGTCGTGCCTAGCCACTTAATTGGTATACCCTTTTCATCTACATCTTTACTAAAATCAATGCCAGTTATTTTTTCTAACCATTTGATAGTTGGCATTATTTCTTCACGATTGATTCTACGACACATTAATGTGCCGTCAGCTAGTTTAAAAACATTCTGACTCATTATAAATTCTCTTTATATTCAATTTTATTCACTAAACGAACTATGCCGCGATCATGACCAATCGCAACAAAGCCATCAGATGTGATTATTTTATAACCGTTATCGTCTTTAACGAATACTCCCGTAGCCTCTACCTGTTTAATTTTATCTAGAAGTAGAATTTTCAATTCGATTAGTTTTTTGTAAATAGAAAATACACCTAAAATGGCATTTAAGTTATCGCTTATGAATTTCTCAATTTCAATTTTTTTGTTGTTTTGATCTTCGCCATTCTCTGCGTGTTTTTTTCTGTAATATTCTATGAAATCTTTCAACAAACGCA